CCCGGACACGGAACTACGTCACCGGATCTGGAAACACGTCACCGGAACCGGATTTACGTCAGGAACACGCGAGGATAGAGAATATATACTCGTCTTATAATAGGGTTTTGTCGAGCAGTAGACCTCATCGACGCTTTGCGTCGATGACGTCGTTCGCTCGACAAAACCCTATTATAAGACGAGTATATATTCTCTATCCTCGCGTGTTCCTGACGTAAATCCGGTTCCGGTGACGTGTTTCCAGATCCGGTGACGTAGTTCCGTGTCCGGGTTAAAGGGAGTCCTTCCGCCGGGACGGAGGGTGCGTGCGTCTGACGTTTGTTGCACACGACAGCAAGAGGGTGGTTACTTTTTCTTAATTTTGTGGTTATATTCAAGAATTCCTTTTTTGGTCGGGTGGATCGCTTAATTAGCAATGAATATTCATCTAAATGGTGATTGGTGTGACCCGATTCCGTCCGGGGTGGAGCTAAGGGTATATAAACTCGTGTACTTCCTGGATTTTTCAGTTGGAGTTCTGCTTTCTTTCAGCGCAGACCCTCGTTCGGGCAAGTACATGATTTATTCTTTTATTTCAATTAATAAAACTCCTTTTTCTTTAAATACAGCAATATTAATAATTGTTTTAATTTTAATTGTTATTTGTACTGCATTCTTATACTTATTAGGATGGCTCTGTATTATACAGCGACTATCACGTTACCAGATGATGGCAAGGCGTATGGACCTGCCCATCATAATAATGTGATGTGCACTATTATTAAACATAGAAATAATGAACAATGGACCTATTTACATGATCCTGCTGAATATGCATATCATATGTGCTTGGGGCAGATTTATGTAAATATGCTTGAATCTCAGCTTGAGCAGGCGCACTTTGCCGGTGCTAACTATGAATACTTTGTTCAGCTAGAAAAGGGTCCTCAGAAGAAAAGATGGCATTTACATATCGTGGTTGATATCAGTATTGGACAGCCTCGTAAAGCTAGAGAGCTGCTTGAAACTGTTGAGCGAATGTATTCCAACTTAGCCTTTGGCCGTACTATTCGCACTCTTGATATTAACAAGGAGAGAAATGGCAGTTGGAAGATAGAAAATGAGGACTTTATCATTAACTATCTCTGTAAAAAAATACCAGTAAAGGGCTGCACATTCGCGTGGACCAATATTGAACGCGAACCTATTAAAAGTATGTGCGGCAATATTGAAGCTAGACTACAGCAGCATGAAAACATAGATGAAAATATTCCTATGTTTAAACAAGCCTCTGGAGAAAAACTAGCCAAATTGGTTGAATTTATGATTAAAAATAAGATCACAGATGAACAAAGATATTTGCAGAAGTATGAAGCTTCCTTCTTTAGCTTTTATGCAACCGTTGCCGGGCAAACCATGTTCCGCAATGCTTTGCAAATTGCAAAATCTCGCATTGCTTCAGACATACCGCTGGGTGTGTGGCTTGCAGGCTTTACTTCTCTAAATGAGCTGATTGACAAACAAGTAGGAGTGAAATCTATGGAATTGGGAAATAGTAAAATTAATGAAATTATGGTGCAAAACAGCTATAACCCAATCGCAGCTGCTTATGTCATTGCTGCTTGGTCAATGGGCATGACTGGACGCAGAAGAGCGCTATGGCTGTATGGAGATCCTCAAACAGGCAAAAGCATTATAGCTCGTGCTATTGCAACTGGTGCTGCTAGCTTTGGATGTGTAAATTGGACCAATGAAAACTTTCCCTTCCAAGATATAATTGGCACTTGTGTTGCTTGGTGGGAAGAAGGCAGAATTACAGAGCCTATTGTTGAAGTCACTAAAGCCCTAATGGCTGGAGGTACCATCAGAGTAGATCGTAAATGCAGAGATTCTGTAGAATGTAAACCTCCTCCATTTATTATTACCAGCAACCAGGATATGACTTTAGTCTATTCTGGCAATACTATCAGTTTTGAACACCAGGGTGCGCTGCAGGATCGCATGATCCAATTTAAATTTACTAAAAGACTCCCTCCAGATTTTGGAGAAATTACTCAGGATGAAATTAATGCCTATTTTAAATGGGCAATGTATATCTATACCAACAAACTCCTTCCATCAGAATATAAGCATTGGACTAATCCCACTAGCATTGGCTTTATGATCCAAAAACAATCAGGTGTAGTTCATCATACCCTCGTAGAAAGAATTGACCATCCTTTTGAAGAAGAAGAACGAGAAGCTCTTGCCGAACTCGATTCCATGTTTGAAAATGACTCAGACAAAGAAAATCAAGACCCCGAGATGGAACTGCCCCCTCGCAAAAAGAAAAAAGCTCTGCCGGTAAGGAAGAGCGCATCATTACTCAGTGTATTATTTATTTATTTAAATAATATACTAATGATACCCTCTTTCTTAGCTCCCAGAAAGTCCAATATCGGACGGCGCTGAGGAGGTTGACTCAACTCCAACAGCAGGGCCTTCTGGTCTTGCATCTATTAGCAGCATCGATCCACAACCACACTCATCTGGAAGTGGAATTACCCGCTCGGATAACATTATAGAGGACGGAATCATTGAAGGAGATATCCAAGAAGAGCTCATCAATCCAGATTACAACAACAAAAACCAGCTAAAAGAACACCACATTTGCTACAATCAAGAGTGCAGAGATTACCCAGAGTGCCCCGGGTGGAAGTAAGTACTTTAAAATTTATATTTACACACATCTATACATACACATCCCTGATATACATTTCTTTCTTAGGTCGTTGCTGTGTGACGAACTCACCGAGCTGACAGAGGAGGAAGTACTTGCCTTCTTTGACAGCGATCAGGTTGCAGAACAATGACAGATAGAGCCCGTGGAGAAGGAGGGAGCAGCATAGCTTTGCATTTAGGAGAAACATTTAAACTGCTTATAGATCATAAATATAATACTCATCCTGATACTGAAGCATACTATACAGATTCTAGTGGTGCCAAATATGAAAAACGTAGATATATATTTGTGGGCGCAGATCAAGATACAGAACAAGCCTGGGCTGATCAGCAAGCATATAATAAACTACCTGGACAAAAAATTAAGGGCCCACACGGAAAATGGGCCGGTTGGACTTTTCCCAATCCTCCTGATGATGTGGTATGGCCCGAATCATCATTGGACCCCACTAGATCTCAGCCTGATCCACGTCCAACTCCCACTAGTCCACCTACACAACAGTTTAATTGGACTGGCGGAGGATGGCCAACTAACACAGAATTACCCTCTTCTAATGTTCCTCAGATGGGTATTGGGTCACAGGGCAATGTACAATTTAGCCCAATGACAGCAGACGAAACCACGATTGAACGTGCTAAAAATGAAGGGCACCCCATTCCACCAATCACAGAAAGCCCAGAAATAGCACATGACCTAGAAACCCTTGAACATGAAACCGAGGAATCAGAATTCAATATGCAGCTTATTAAACAAGCTATAGCAGAGACACATGATAGCGAAGATATAGAAACTAGAGCTAAAGATGGAGAAGGAGCTGATCAAACTTCCCTCACGGTACATGGCAGATATGTCGGACCAGGAAACCCGCTTCCGGCAGGCAAACCCAGCTCCAAGTTGGATGAAATTGCTCTTCGCCATGATATCAGGTACCATGTTGAATTAAAACATAAGCATTGGCCATATTTAACTTATCAATATGCCGATAAAATAATGATTGATGAAATCAATCAAAATATGGAACAAATTAAACAAGAAGGTAATGAATGGCTAGCCAACTTTATCAAAAGTCTTTGGACTACACAAAAATTATATTCAGCTCCTATCGGAGTTTTATTAGAAAATATAATTCCAGAAATGGGCTGGTATTCTGGCGACACAGCAAATAAAATTTATAATTTCAATCAATTTCAGCATGCACTGACGCGGCACGGCAAGACTACCTGGACGGGCCTGAACGATCCAATACATCTGCCATTCCGTCCCGATCGCACACATCCATCAGAGACAGATTCTCCTTCAAACGCAGACGCAGACCAAGCAGCCAAAAAGAAACCGCCCAAATCAGCACCTCCCTCCTCACACTCTCCCACTAATAAAAACTTATCTTCAACAGATATGTCTACATGTGATGCAAATACTGCGCCTACAGTGGACACTATTTGTACCAATGATGGCCTCCCAATTGGTATCTCTAACAATTCAACTTCAACTGCATCCCCCGGAGGCACAGAATCACAGGGAGGGGGAGGAGGGGCCGCCAAATGTCCAGAAAAGTGGTTTGGAGGTGTCACTTGGGAGGGTAATACCTTCACTACTTATAACACTCGCCGCTGCATGCTTACTCCATTTAATACTAAATATCTGGCTAGATCAGGTGTCGACAATACGCCCAGTGTAGATATTGAAACTCCTTGGTATTACTTTGACCTAAATGCTTTCAGTTGTCACATCAACCCACACACCATGCAAGAGATTGTTGAACATACAGATGGCATACGTCCACTTTCACTCACTATCACCATTGCAGAAATACAAGCTAAAGACGTTAGCATGGGATCAGGCAGTACTAGCTCCACATATACTATCACAGAATCACAAACAGCTACCATGCTCTTACACAGAGACAGCGATTATGATCTTCCATATCCAATAGGGGGCGGTCAAGATACTATACCAGACCATCTTCCAGGAGACTGGTATTCCCTCCCACGATACTGCTATAAAACTCTCGGTGGCATATCAGCTGAACCCAAAGAACACCGTATCACAAATACCTCAACATTTTGCAATGGCACACGCATAACAAACCAAACATGGACTGAGCGACATCACTCAGTTCAAGACTCTGAGCTCTTTCTTATTGAAGGAATGCCATGCACACAACTCCACCCCAACTGCAGCTGGAGCTATCAATACTCATTCCCACACGTCTCTTGGGCCCTAACTACACAATATTGTTGGAACACCCGCAGACAAGACAACCCATGTCAACAACTTAGATTTTATAATATCAAAAATACACATTATGAAGATACCAAACAAGACATAGATGTAGTTATGTGTACCAGCTCAAGCGACACTACATGCTCAAACGAGTGTGGTACCAGCGGGAGCAACAACAAAATTAAACGCAAACGCATCACAGTAGAAACAAAAGGCAACGTAGACCACCATAACAGAATTCAACTCCAAAACAATAATGTAAAAATACTCAGAGCCAGTAACACACGCCCAGCTATGTGGCTTCCAGCCCCACGCCATCCCACCGGAGATTGTGTTTTTATTAACCCAGCCAACGCCTTAGGCATCGCAGACAACAAAATAGACTCACATTATGCATTCAGCAACCAAAAAAAACATATTATACTAATAGAAGAAGAATTATACAGCAATGGTACTACTCACTCCAAAACATGCTTACCAGGACCTGTCACTCAAGAAAGTGCTATACGCACGCCAGAGGGCGCCATCCTCATAAATACCAACGCCCTCGCAGTAGCCAGAAACAATGCAGACCAAACAACACACCCAGCAATATACACCAATGGCGAATGCTTACCGCCAAACAAAACATTCCAACTCGTCATCAATACACGACGAGGAGCAGACGGTCCATCAAACAGCACACATATCAAAAATTCCACCACAGACACCACTAATTTCGGCATTGAACAATGCTATGGTATGATGCCAGGACAAGTAGCAGAAAAACAATCAGGATTTTATGAAAACCAAATATGGTGTAGAAACCCTAATACAGACATGGCAGACGGAGGTGGAAATCCACTTATCGCCCAATGGGGTATTAAAAGCCCACCACACCTAATTCTTGTACGCATGCTACCCACTCCAGCTAACTCAACTACAGATATGGGCAAATACAAATCTCCCATTATGGGATCAATACTTAATCAATATATGACATTCCAAATTCAATATGCAATGAAATGGGAATACCTACCCAAATCCAGAAATAAATGCTGGAACCCCATCACGCCTCCACAACTACCACAGCCAAGCAACGGACACAACGTCATCTACAACCTCGACACCAGACGCCAAGGAAACCAATACTGCATCCCAGATGAAACTTGGGCATTCAAGCAACGAATCCGCAATCGCCGCTAGCCTATGTAACCACAAAAATAAAAATTGTAATCCCAAACTTCTGCGTGTATTTCTGACGTAGTCAGATCAAATCAGATCTAATCAGATCAGATTAGATAGGGCACACGTGCACGTGTGCCCTATCTAATCTGATCTGATTAGATCTGATTTGATCTGACTACGTCAGAAATACACGCAGAAGTTTGGG